GATAGACCAACTTGTGAAAGTGGGAAAATATACAAAGTAGAGGGGAACGAACAAAGAGCCTTAAATACCTTAGACGATATATTTGATAAACATCACGGATGGTAGCAAAAATTCCAAATAACGGCGTGAAATTTAACAAGCCGTTGTAAGGTGATAACTACAAATGTTCTTAAACACTTTAATAAAACGATTTACTAATAAATGCTCCGTTGCATAACTAAGGGCTTGTTGAAATTTTTGTTATGTGGTTGGGCGTGGGAGTAAAAAATGAACGGAATGCCATTAGTAAAATTAGAATTAGACCAAATGAGAGTAACTATTATGCACCAATTCACAAATTACAATAAAGAAATAAGTGAAGCGGTAGATAAAGAGTTGAAGAAAGTTATTGAAAATTTTGATTATGAGGGCACGATAACAAAGATTGCTGATGAAGTAATCACAAAAGCAATAGAAAATTATTTTGCTTGGGGAGGGGAAGGCAAAAAGCTAATAGAGGGCAGCGTAACACAAGCATTAGATAAAATATTCAAAGCTAACGCCCAATCCACATAACATATGATTAACCCGAAACGGCTGTAAGTTATTGTTTTTCAATATCTTATTTTTATTACAAGTTTATATGATATGTATGGTTAAAGATTATATAAATATCCCTTTGAGGACAGAGACTTTATTTATTGACATAATTGACGATCTTGTCGATAATAAAAAATATAAGAATCGAACAGATTTCATCAACAAGGCAATAGAAGAGAAGATTAAGAATGAAGGCATTTCGTTAGAGCCACGAGAAATAAAAATTTATGGAAGTAATTGGGAGTTGTGATCTAATGATATTACCCATTATACCACCTTAAAATATTATTGTAACAATTAACAAAAAGAATTCAGCAACCATTCCGTAAAAGTAAGGATCTAAAAAAAACGGTCTTGAAAAGTATTCAGTTTTTACTACTGTCTGGATTGAGTCCTTTGTAACAAATTCCCGGATATTTTGAGTCAATGCTTTCAGGTCTATTTCCCAAATAGACGGCTTATCCATTTCATAGGAATAGTCAATCTTATATTCCACATCGTTTTTTCTTCCCTTAGTTGAATCAGTGAGGGCGGAGATTTTAATGGTGTCTCGGATTGTGATATACTCAACATTTGGGATAGTTTGTTCCGTAACTTTAATAACTTTTTCAACTTCTATCGTGTCCCTTACTATTACTTCTTTAACATTTACGCTTTGAGGCTTACCGGATGGCTTAACTAACCACCCGATAACTCCACCGACTGCTATTAGAATAACAGCGATTATTAGCGTCCACTTATTCACTTTTCTTTTTAGGTTCTACTGGTTTAGTATTCAACCCGAACGCTTCAAAGAACTTAATGAAATAACTTAACCATTTGTTATCAGTTTCGTTTGGTGTTATTTTTACTATAACTGAGGCAATAGATATTACAGCCGAAACTATAATAAGTATGTCCGCCCAATTGCTTTGAATCCAATCCATTACTTACTCCGTTTATTTACGAAATTGTTTAATTAAATATACAAATGATATTGCATACAATATAAGGATAATTGACTTGATAGACCAATCGAAAGCCGATTCATATTCTAAAAAGCCTAGAAAAGTCTTGTGTAAGATACCACAATTTGATACAGCTAAAGGTAATAAAAGTATTGACCCTAAAGCAAAAAAGAAAAACCCTAAATTATGTTTATACGTTTTGACTAATGGGATTACTAATCTGACAATAGCTAATGATAACCAAGATAAGTAGACTAGCCAATCATACGGACGTGGTATAATCTCCGTTAGATAAAAAGAAATAGATAATAATATTATTACCATTATTTCATAAGAATAGAGCCTTTCTGTCCTGTCCATTATGGTTTACCTGGAGGCGGTTCGTTCCCTTCTTTTAGAACGCTAGTCCCTTCTTTTAGAATATCAATAATTTTCTTAATAACCTTTTGGACAAGTTCATCCTCAAGTTCTTGTTTCTCTTGTTTCTTTTCTTCTTCCATGTTCTTTTTCCTTTTTATTTAGTTCGGGGAAATATTTTTCCATTCTTAAAATACCCCATAATATTCTTCCTACTGCATAGGCTAATGATAGTACCAATATTGAATGAGTTACAACCCATATTTGTATAGTCACTTGATCCAATTAAACACACCGTTAAGCATGACGAAAAGATGAATCATTCCTATTACCGTGATAGCCCCTATATATATTGTTATTATCCTATTATTAATCTTACCTTGTTCCTTCTTATCAGAATTTATCATTTCATGTATTTTTGAATGTGCTTGGATATAATTATTTACAGTAGTTGTCAGCTTTTCAATATTTGTGTTCACTTTTGAATGTGCCTCAATTAGTTTTTCATTGACCAATCTTTGTTCTTTCCATGTATTATCCTCGCTCCGATGGACATTATCATGTGCGTTTGTATAGGCTGATAGAGACCCGCTTAATATTCCTACCTGCTTTATCAGTTCCATTACTTGATCATCCATTGCCAATCTTTCTGCCATTATGATTTACTTCCCTCTATCATTATTATCTTTTTCATTACATTCCTGTCTCCATAAATTTAGTATTCTATTTATATCCTTTAATAGAACTCAATTCCTGTTTCATTACATTCCCAACAGATCATGTTTTCTCCAATTCTTCTTTGCTGAACCCGTGACTGTCAACAAGCTCAAAACATTCAGGAAATTTCTTTTCAATAATTGCCAGAATTTCGATGTTGTTGATTAAATTTTCGTTGTAATATATAATTGCCTTTTTCAAATCTCCTTCCTGTAATGCTTCCCGGAAATACCTATGGACTCTTTCAGTGCATTGATCGCCAAAGGGGAACACACTTCCGAATGAATTAATATTGATACCATGCCATCTGAATATTTTATACATCAAAGCATTGAATATGCTGAATGGAAACTTTAGGAATACGTGCGAAAAGAATTGCCAGACATTATACTTACTGCCCATATTTCTCGATAAGACTTCAAGAGCATGGTCTATTCTTTTATCTTGTCCTATCAATTCTTTACACTTGTAAATCTTATATCTGTAATTAGCATTCTGCCATAAAGATAATGGTACAATAGCCATCTTGTCAGGTTCGGCAGAATCACATTCTTTATCATTTATCATTACCATAAAATGAGTAGGATTCCAGTCTAATCCATAATGCCATTTGTCAAACCACTGAAAGAATTTTATTCCAGTAGTTACGAATCCTTTCGCTAATGTCTCGACTATTACTATATCGCCTTTCATTTCAATCTTTCCGGCTTATCTTTTTTGGTATATTTTTTCGGTTTTTCCTTAGTGAATTTCTCAGGTGGTTGAATATTATCAGCTATTTTTGTTTCCGTATCTGTCTCATTATATTCTTTTAACTTCTTGTCATAGTCTGCTTTTTCAAAATTCCATTTAGCTATTTCTCTTTCTCTTTGTACATAAATCGAATCTTGATTCGCTTGCCAGTTTTCTACTTTTAACTTTAGTCCTGTTCTTGCATTGTATTCGGGTATGGTTTCTTCGTAATAAGTTATTAACTTTAGCGTATCTGTTGGTAAGGGTTTCCCTAATCTCTGAAGTTGGCTAAGTCTCATATCTCTGTCAACATTTGTGAAAACAACTCTCCCCTCAGTTCCATAATAAGGATTGTAACTGAACCTTACCTCATCATCATTATCGTAAAACCAATCAGGAGCCGTCGAAGCATGTGGAGAAAGTAAAGTAACGTTCCCTAATTCATTCCTGACATAAAGAGATGCGTTTCCTGCTGTCCCTGCCGAATCTGCGACGTAAATTTGACACATATCCGCAGGGCTTGATGTTGGTGCAGTACCTATTGCTATTCCCAAAACACCGTCTGCGCTTGTGCCAAAGGTCGTTGATTTAATACCTATATTCCCCAAACAAAGAGTTCCGTCATATTCTCCCAGAGTTACATCTGCTGATGCTGCCCCTGCACCCAAAGCTAATTTACCTGTTCCGAGTCTTGATAACCCGACATCATTAAACCCACCTAACGCAGTTTGATTCCAACGCAACATTACGGTTGCTCCCATATTCCAATAATCAGAAATTAGATTGAATTTAGTTACTCCTTCCGCCGAGAATGCCAACCTGTGTATTGCACCACCATACCAAAATCCTGTTGTTGTGTCTCCTGCAAAAATCATGGACGGCGAATTAGCAGTACCTTGTTTCATAACTACTTGATCAGTTGCTACTAAGTCTTCTCCTGCCACAACATCACCAGTGATACTAGCCACTTTCCCGAATAAAGTATCTGCTACTGTTAAATCATCAGTAATTGATAAATTCCCAAACGTCCCAGTGGTACCCGCAAAATGTGCAGCATACAACGAATCGAAATATCCAAGATTGAAAGGATTAGCTATACTTCCTAAATTATACAGTCCTTTTCCGTAAAGTGTACTCCCGTCAAACCAAAAATGTGATGAGTCTGAAATCATTTCCTGTATTTCCGGGACAACTGCCGTGTAGAAATCCTGAACGTTCTGCGGTGTCATAAAATAAGTCCCGGAATCTCCATAAGCTACCTTCTCAGCCAAAGTCGCATCGCTCACTTTTAAGCCGGAACTTGTTTTTGTTAAAGTTGTTCCGTCTATCTTTACGTTTATCGAATCATCACTTGTTTCCAGTCCTCCGTCATAATCTAAATTAACTGCAAGTGTCCTATTTTCTCCAAAACTACCACCACCTGAAAGACCATCGCCAGCAGTTATCGTCCGGGCTGTATCTGCTTTTGCTCCGACCAATCCATCTGTTTCAGTTTCTGTATAGTGATTAGCAAGTAAATGAGTAGGTGTAACATAGTGTCCAACGTCCGCATCGTTAGAATCTTCTACTTCAACTTGTAGCTTATTAGTCAAATTTCCATAATTGTTTTCAAGCCAATTTGGGGTTACATAATGACCTACATCTATATCGTTAGAATCTGCTTCGCTCACATAAGTGTTATCAGTTACTTTCAACCCGGAACTACTTAGTGTTAAGGTTGCCCCATCCAAATTTATTCCTATTGAATCGTTGGATGTTTCTATCCCTTTGTTGTAATTCATGTTGATGGTAAACGTCCGGCTTTCTGCTATTGTTCCGCCGCCGGAAAGTCCATCGCCTGCCGTGATAGTCACCCCTGAATGTGCAACGTGCTTATCGGTCGAATCTCTGTGGGACTTAAAGGTAGTTGTATCGGTCTTTGCGTCTAAGTAAGTATCTACTGCACCTGTTGAGTAAACACCCAAGTTAATCCTTGAAGTAACCACACTTGCAACGTCTGATAAGTTTAGACTTTTTTTCAACATCAAGGAAGAACTGTCACCAAGCAAACTTCTCAAGACATTAGCCGAGTCGCCTATTACAGCCCTTGCCTGCCTTTGAGTGTAAATTAATGAAGTAGTGTCGGTAGTGAATAATGAATTATCAGACTGCCCAAAACTCACTCCAACTAAAATTAAAATTAACATCAAATACTTTTCCATTTTTCCTCCTTATATCCTCCCTTATATTGGTAACGATAGTTTATCTTAGTCTTTCTCTTGTGCTTGCTCTTTCTCTGGTTGATTGTCTAGTAGTAGCTCTATTAGCTTTACCCCCCGGCGCATAAGTGTTCACTGAAATACCTATCGCTTCTGCCATCATCGATAATAATAAATCTGCCGATTCAGGATTATCCTGCAACTCTAAAAACGTCTGTATCGGTAAAGGCACTATTGATTGTTGTAATATCCCGGTAAAGGTAGGTTTCTCCCCACTAAAAGTTCTGTCTCTTAATAAATCTCTTATAACAGACGCACCTGGTGAGGTTTTATTTTCAAAAAAACTATAAATTAAATCAGTACCTTCCATTGCACCATATTTGCCTGAATTTATATCATAGACCTTCCCAGTAGTTGAACTTTTAGTTGCTCCTGTAATTAATCTGCTTGCCAAAGTTACTATTGATTTCATACCACCAGTTACATCAAATCTTGAGTTCCCGACTTTTATTTGTCCAAAATCAGAACTACGAGGATCCCATTCGACACTACCGGGCGATACAGCGTTAGCCAAAGTTAAAACTGCGGCAGTACCCGTTACAGTTCTAAGCAAATTATACGCAGCCTGTTTTCTTACAAAAGGAGAAATGTCTTTACTTAATGTATGCGCCGTAAGAAAATCAAAATCAGACTTTAATTTTCTACCCGAAAAAAACGCTTTATTAACAACGTCTGCCGATGGCTCTAATCTCCCCAAACTTGCCCTGCTTGTTAATGAATTTACCAATTTACCTATTCCTTTACCTGTGGGGTCTTCGATCCCTGATTTCTTCGCCATATCGTAATAAAGATCGTATAAGTCCATTCTATTACGATATGCGGCAGCAGTAAAAGCATTTTCGGCAGCTTTATGCACCCTTCCAAATCCGGGTATTTTTTCTAATAATTCACTTTGCGGGAACTGTTCCTCTGTGACACTTATTGCAAGTTTATCTTTTTTGTAACTGCCATTAAGGTTGTTAGGTCTTGAATGTGCGTCTGCTTTCACATGATCCATTACTTTTTTACCGCCAAACGTGTCCCAAATATCTTGAAAAGACCTAGTAACGGTTTTGCCCCATTGTTTCGGATGTGAAAAAATTAGTTTCCACCCCTGTCTTCCTAACCAACTATCATCTAAAGTCGATAATGCTGATTTACTTATACCAAATATATCAGTTATTATTTGAGTGGGGCTTTTCATATAATCTTTTGTCTTTTGTAAAAAACTCCTGCTGTCAGAAGCCTTTAGTTCTTCAAGGTAATTCTCGAAGGCAACTCTTGCATATCCATATTCCATTCTATCACCACCATTCAGCATGGCTTCTTTTTTCTGCGTGGCTATTTTCGATAATCCTGAGAGTTTACCTGCTTCTTGCATAGTGACAGTATTGCCTAATTTATGGGACACTAAATCTTCTAAAAAAGCTTGTTCGGTAGCGGGGTTTAACGCTTCTTCTAGTCTATTTATTCTCGAAAGGACATCTCTTTGTGCCTGTGGTTTTAACCCTGCCATAGTTTTAGCCCATGTTACCATACCTCTTTGTTGATTTTTTAACAAAAGTTTACTCTCAAAAAGACGATTGACCTGCTCAGCGTTTTCTTTGCCAAAGATTTCTACAAAAGAAGCTCTCCGATCCTTGCTAGTCATTTCGGCTAATTTAATTGGATCTATTTCACCCTTTTTGAGTTTTGCTAAAAAAGCATCACTTACGTATGTAGGAAGACACCAAGCCAATTTAACACCTTATACTTGTTATAAAACTTTGCCACTCTCCAACTTTTGGAGTGTTTTTTGTTATCTGGTTTTTAATTTGTTTCCGATAAATATCCTTGACTATACTCACATCTTTTCCACCAGTGATTCTATCTTCTCTTGTTTTTATTATATTTTTTATAGCGTCTACGGGAGATAACGGGTCTTGGTTTCTTAATGCCTGTATTCTTTGCCCCATGACAGTAGCCTCAGTGGTTAATTTAGAAGATGTTGCAAGTTCTCTCAGAGTGCCAATATCACCCTTGTTTATTGCCTCTAACTCAACCCCCTTATAAATAAATTCAGGCAAAACATCATTAGGTGCTTTTTCTTCTCCCAAAGCTATTCGTTTAGCTCTCGCAAAATCTTCCACTATCAATTTGGACGATATTTCCATTTGCTGTTTATTCTCAAGCACATTATATTCAGGCAAGTTCTCAAATTTATCTATCAAGCCCTTTTCTATCGTGGTAGCTTCTGTTGTTTTTGCCAATCCCCGTACTTTTGTTTCACCCGTCCCCTCTATCGGTTTATTCCTACGCCCATAATAACGAGGTCTGCTTTCGCCGGGAGCTACAACAGGACTTTCAAATATTCCCTCTTGTGCGAATCGCTTTTCAGCCTGTTTTGTGGGTTTCTCAACTCCGGTAATTTCTACCGGTTTTGCCTCTTGTGGAATTTCAGCTTCTTTTGTGGGCTTTAGTATCTCCTCGGCTTTGGTCGCGTCTATCTTTTCTTCTGCTTTTACAAATTGCCCTTTCTCATTTTTGGGCTTTGCTTTAGCTATTAAACTTTTAGGTTTTGTAATTTCAGGTACAGGTACTTGTTCTTTTACAAATGATTTAGACTTGCCGTGTAGTTTCATTAAAACACCCAAACCAGCTACGTTAACAAGTAAGTCATTCACTTTCTTATCTAACTCAGGAGAAATTCCCATGTATTTACTTATTGCTTTAGGATCTACTCCGATTAGTTCCATACCTCTTTTTGTTAATTCAGAACCTTGTTTCACTACGTCAAATGGAAAATCCATGACGGTTTGTATGCCACTTGTTATTTCTTTGCCAAGATTGGACTGTCCTTTGATTGGGTCACTATAATTAACATCAAGACCCCTCTCTATTCCCTCTTTAACTGGCACGTAAGGGACAGAAACCGGCAAGGCTAAAGCCTGAACCCCTGCATTAGCAACGTCAATCATACCCTCAAAAGCTTTCATAGGATTAGTTTCTAAATCTACTTGCTTTCTTGGGTCGAAGACTCCACTTTCAAGAAGTTCTTTTCCCCCCTGTATTACAGATTCAAATGGAGCTTTAGCCGTTTGGATTATCTTATCCCAAATTCCCGTTTCCTCACCCATTTTTTCGGCTATCTTTGTTTGGACTACCTCGTCAAACTCTGCACCTATCTTTTCGGGCGAAGGGATGTCACTATCTAACAAATCAGAAAAATCAACCTTGCTCGCTGTCTGCTTAACGTCGGCAGGCTTACTCTCGCCGAGCAGGTCTGAAAAATCTACAGTATCTTGTGGTTTGCTCATTGTCCCCTGAATCTCAATAAGTTAATCATAGCTTTTTGTGCGATTGGATCGTAGCCCTTTAATCTCTTTTTCACATCTTGGGAAATGTCGCCATCCTTTAATTTCCCTAAACTTATTGCTTTAAGATAATTACCGTATGATTCCTTAAACCCCGGTACTTCCAACTCAAACCCTTCGAGCATTGAGTTAACGTCTGACTGAACTTCATCTTGTGCTTTCTGGGCTAGTTCTATTACTTGTGATTTAGTGCCTCCGTATGGGACGCCTTTGTCGTCGACATAGGTCACATCTTGTTCAGCACCTTTAGCATTCTTTACTACATTCAGTAATCTTTCTCTATACCGGGCTTTTTTCTCAATATTCGATAATACTTTTAAGTAGTTTTTAGTTAAATCTTTATTAAACCCTTCTTGGTCTTTCGACTTATCTGATTTTCCAGGTTTACCATACCCGACAGGTTTACCATACCCGATAAACTGCCATTCTTCTTGCCCCTCTTTTGGATTTTTTAATTGACCCCAATCTCCGTACTTTCCATCTCTCATAGTTTCTATAACACGCTCATATTTGTTGCCGGGGTCTTTTCCCTTCGTAGGGCTTCCTAATCTCTTCTTCCCCGTTGGGATAAATATAGGGTCGCCATTCTCGTCTTTTTCGCCTGTTGGAATACCGAGATCATAATCGACATATCCGTCACCGTATCTTTCACTCGTTATTTGCTCTATCGGTTCTTTCTCTTTCGGCAGATCATCTCTCCGTGTATAGCTGTATGTAGGATCAAGAACAGGCATACCAATCTGATCATTCCAAGCCCGTCCCGGTTGTGAATTACCACCTGGTTCTGTTCGGACAAACTCTTTTGAAAAGTTGAACATTATCTGCTTTTGCAAAAGACTCTGTCTCTCTTTATCTAACCTTATTCTTTGATTCTCTCTGGATGCTGTTTCTCCAAGAACTTGCCCTCTTAAAAAACCACCCAATAGCGAAACACCCAGCATTGCTTTTTTATCCATTGTCGTCATCTCCCCAGAGATTACCCAAATCACTCGCTGCTTGATATGTCTGTTGGTTCATGGTTGCCCACTGTTTGTCATCGTCCGATTGCTGTTGTGCTGCCATGTAAGCTCTGTTAAATCGGCTCCCCATTATCTGGCTCAAAAGAGAATTCCCTTGATTAGCCATTCCATAGTACATCTGGGTAGTTGCGTTCTGCGCTAATTCGTTTACCCTACCTTCCATTGCTTTACGTTGCTCGGCAGCTATCAATCCCGAACCTGTCATGCTTAACCCTCTGGCTCTGTTACTGGAAATTAACTTATCCGTTGAGTAAGTATCCATAAGGTTCTTTCTAAGTTGGTTTTGAAAACTCCTGTAATATTGCGAATTTGGGTCGCTTAACTGTCTATATCTTCTTTTAGAAAGCCCCTCGTAAAGTTCTTGTTCATAGAATTGCCCCCAATAACGACCCTTGTGCTTTGAATACAGTTTGTTTAATTGCGTTTCATATTCTTGGTCGGAAAGATTTCCAGAATTTTCTATCCAATTATTATATTCTTGTTCGTCTACATTTGTTTCTGGCATCTCTATCTCCTCGTTTATTGCTTGACTTCTTAATTATTTTATTATACATTAACACTCACCAAAATGAGGCGCAATATGAAAAATCTATTTTTTATCCTTCTTATCATTTCTTTCCTTTCCTGCAAAGAGCATTCTGTTGTCGATCCAGTTGTTAATCAAGAATCTTCATTCGTTATTCCATCTGATACTATCAGAGCGAAAGTTATTGTCCTTGATAATGACGGTGATGACAATCCGGTTATTTTTTCTTCATATAGTACCGGATATGCTAGCATACTTAAAATCGAAAACTCGTATAGCATTTTAATCCCAGGTCATTTATCTATGCGTGGGAATTTAGAAGTTAACGGTGACGATAGTTATATCAAATCTCTATCAGATAGAATTAGTATGCTTGAAAATAAAATCGCCGAACTCGAATCAAAACTTGATTCACAAAATTTTTAAGAACAATTATCTTCATTAATGCTTAGTAAAAGAAGTTATCAATCCATCCTTTATTTCTATATCAAAATTGGTGACACCTGTTTCTGATTTGTCGATTCCTGCTGACCCATCACTCGATTGATAACCAATTGCTTTTAATATACCTGTGTTACTAATAGAAACTTTTGTTGTACCGCCTTGTCTAATATCCATTAACAATCCCGCACCTCTTTGGTCAAAAGTAGCGGGTGCGTTCGTTCCATCACTTCTTTGGAATAAGAAACCATACGCATAACTTGTGCCGCCCAAAGTTTGAGTTGCTGTATCAATAAGTTTTAGTCTATTATCTAATTGATTTTGGATAGCACTTGTTACATCATTTAAATAACCTAACTTAGTAGCAGTAATGGTAGAATAAGTTAAACCATCAGCTATGGCATTTACTAATACTACTCTGTTCGCCGTCCAAGAACTTGCATTTGTTCCACCTACAGCTAATGCCAAAACACCACTTGTAATATTTGATGCTGAATGGGAATGTGTTGGTAAATCGCCTGCTTGGATTGTGTTTGAAACAAAAGATGTTCCGTTACTTCTCAAATATCTTCCAGCAGTAAGTGTCCCGTTTATAAATCCGCTATTTGCCGTTATATATTGATTAGAACTTATATTCCCTGTGTTAGATAAATATGCCGCCGCAAATCGCACATCGTAAGCAGTGAAATTTAATATTGGCAACCCAGCAATTGTCCCATATATAGCCCCAGACAAAGTCCCATCTGGATTATAAATCCTTATAGTATTAACATAACCACTTTCATTTATTGTAATTCTCTGTCCACTCGTAGCCGTCTGAATCGTTCCGCCCGTAATCGTTCCACCAATTATACCAATGCTAGGAGTTGCACCACCTTTTATCTGGAATCCATTTGCCGAACCATCCCATCCGTAACTCTGAATATATCCGTCTGTAGCTGCCGATCCCATTGTCAAAGTACTTAAAACTGCTAAGTTTGCTATTATTCCACTCCCTGCCGTTAATTGGTTACACGCTAAAGCACCTGTGTAAATTCCATCCCCATCTATGTACGTGCCTTCGGTTCCTATTAATTCCCAACTATCTCCATCCCAATACTTTAATACTACGTCACCCGCCGAAGTATCGTACCACATTTGGTAAGTTGTGGGATTACTTGGAGAGCTTGAACTGATCGAAATTGAGTTAGCCGTCCATCCTGCATCGTTGTTTATTTCACTTGCCTTTATATCTGATGGATTAGAAATAGAAATTGCACCCTTCAAATAAACGTTCTGTGCGTAAAGTCCATATCCTGATAAAGCCCCGAATTTCACGTCGGTTATCCCGGCCAGGTTCCCTAATCTTGCCTGTGTTTTTACCCCTGCCGCATATTCCCAATCAGTCCATGAATTTATATCATCGTACATATCTATAAATGGAGCGTTGTCATCGTTCACACTCATCAGAATAGAACTCTGTCTAGCTGTGTTCGTTGTGTTCCCTACATGGACAAATACATCCCCGGCTCTTGGGACTCCGTAGTCTAAAGTAACAGTAGTCACATTTGTGCTTACCGCCGTTACCGTGCATTTTACTTTCCTTACCTCAAGTCCTTTGTCAAGACTTATTTGTCTGCATAGGATCAAATCATTCACGCCAAAAGGACAAGTTTTTAATTTGTTAGGGTCTTTCCATGTTATTGTGTTAGCTGTTACTTTTTCTACTTCTGCTCCGCCCTGGCTTATTAAAACTTCTTTAGTCGATTCTAATTGGTTAACTATAAACTTAGTGGCGTAAAGTTCTTCAACCATCAATTTTTCAAAATATGGGTAAGGTCTTTGGTCAGTTATCTTTTTCCTAAAAACTCCCTCAAAAGTTGTATACCAATCCTGTCCGCCACGTCCTTCTAAATAACCTTTCCCATCTAATCCCTCGACAAATCGCAAAGATCCTTCTGATCCCTCATAATCTTTCCCTAATGGATTTATCACTTTGTCGTTCAGTTCATTTATCTCTTTAGTCAGAAGACCTAATGCGTTGTCTATATTTCTATTTCCTATACGGGGTAAACTTATTCTTTTAGCCACGATTCCCCCTCATCCTTCTGTAAACAATTTCATAAGAATCAACTGAAGTAGTGGCAGCCCCTATAAGCTTTACCCTCAGAGACTTCTTCTTTTCCCACGCTCCCCCTATATCTTTTATCTGTGTTGAACTGGTTAAACTTCTCCAATTTGAGCCGCCATCTATTGAGTAAGTGATAGTTATCGAAGTAGTCGGGTCTACTATTAAATGATAAAACTCTTTTACCTGTCCAGGGGTGTCAAAGGTGAACTCTTTGCTATAATAGTCCCATCCCCTTGTAGTTGCTCCGCCGAAATTCTCGACTAAAGAAGACCCATCGGCTGCATAAGTTTCTCCGTATCTTCCCGTAAACCCACCAGAAAAATCACCATTTACAAAATCTTTACAATAGTCCCATCTCTTTTTACCTAAATGCCATAAGTAAGCATCGTCTTGCGTGTTAAAGATTACCACGTTCTTCTTAGTGTCATATAAAACAACTGGTGTGATTGAAGTTGCTGAAGCCTGCCAATCTGTTCTTATCCTATCGGTTAATATATGTGTCTGTGTCCCATCAAAATGATAACAGTTATATCTATTAGCCCAGAATAGTCCATGAGGTGTGACTATAACGCTTTTTTGAGCAGTACAACCACCACCTTCATATCTATCTTCTACTTCTAAGTTTTCAGGGTTTATCAAATAAACTCGGTTATCATCGAAAGCAAATAACCTGGAGTTGAAGAAGTGCAACGCAGTAGGGATCGACTCTAATAAAACATAATTTTCTATCCAGTTATACATCGAAAATCTGAATTCACTTGATCTAAATATCATGTGTGAAGCATCTGGAAGACCTGTGACAGAACAATTCCCTACAAACATAAACCCATTGCCGTAAGTATTCAAAGCATAATTAACATGGGTACTTGTCAAGCTTTCAGGCATACCCGATTCTGTTTCATACGTGCCCTTTTGATCTATGTTATAGTCCACATAAAGAATTTGGTAATCATTAGTAGCAATAGTCCAACTCGTACTCCCAAATCCAACTCCCGCATCGTCAGCTACGTTTATCACTTGTAATAATTGATAATTTCCTACGGATGTAACTGTATCTCCTATTTTGTAAGTACCTTGTAATTCAACTGAATATTTAGTCTCTTTTCTATATAATTTTACCGCAGTTATCCTACGATTAACTCCCGCTAAATTTGAATATCCTGCGTTACATTTTATCGTTACAGTAGCATAGTCATAATCTGTATAATCTGGTATAAAAGTAACCTCAGTTGAACTCAATGGACTTTCCTGTAATCCATCATAAACTATACTTAAAGTATATGTGTAAGTAGACCCTAGGCTAAAAGCACTAGTCCCTGCATGTCCAGTTACATCCGATATATAGATCTCTCCCGCGGCACTAGCAGGTCGTGGTATTTCTGCATTCTCAATATGAAGCCCCCCCTCGTATGTGTCTACCCCAAATTGTTCATAATCAGTCCGTCCTACCCATCTCGGAGTAGTTGAAGCTATGTAAACTTCTTGATTATGTGGAACAAATGAAGTGCCCGTCACACTCGCCTTAACTACTGAATAATCCGGTGTAGCGTCATAGAAATCAGCCATCGCACATATATCATGTCCTTCATGGTATATTAGATCATACTCCCCTGAACTCCTTCTTATGAAACACCCCTGTTGGAAAGCCTTCGCATCTACGTTAGTACTCTTAGATGAAGACGCTGGTATACCAATTAGTTTACCATCACCGTCAGGATCTATATTAGAACCTGCTACGTAGGCATCGTTTGAAATGTCCTGCATATCAGGGTTGCTTATTAATCCCGCAGTGAATCGTTCAACTGATAAAGTTTCGTTCATTAACTTGGTTCCGTTAAATAAATCACACAATTAGTGTAACTCGAAGGCAACGTAAATACCCACGTAGTCGCACTACTTCTCGAATGTCTCATTGAATAGGGACTTTGCACCATCATTGTTTCTGTAAACTCAGAACTAGCCGAAGTCAAAGTCAAAGTACCCGAAGATATAACCCCCGTAGGTGTAGTAGTCCATCCCCAACTTGTTCCTATTGTCACAGTGGTAGGTGAAGTACAAGTAACTTTTAAGTAATTATCATAGCCTAAACTAACTGGTAAAATTGTAGTAGCTCCACTTAGCTTACCTCTCTTAATCAATTCAAACCTTCCGGCAAATGGATAACTCTGTACGTCTGAATAAGTACCTCGCTTGCTGTTCCTTCTCTTCCTTGCGTCTATCGTGGCTCTGTCATATATGCTTCTGTGGTATTGTATCATGTTCATATCATGCCGCATCATACCACCGATAGCAATACCGGAATCCCCCTCTTTCCCCCTGGTTAATATTGGTAAAGTAGGGTATCTTACATATAATCTTTCCATCGCACCGGACTCTATCCCTTCGTGGAAATCTTCATCTATCGTTAAAGAGTCAGTAACTTCATCTATTGTACCCGAACGGTATTTATACCTCATATAGACTGTATCTACGCTTGAAGGTATGCTGGTTATTGTAGAACCTGATGTAGAATAAAAAGTAATCACACCTGTGTCTATCGTGTACCAAATTTGCAAGTTTTTCAAGTATAATGGATTGCCATTTGAGTCATAAAGTTCTATACTATCACGATCAGATAACTCTAAAAAATCACTTGGTAAACTCCACTCCAAGCTAGTCGAAGGACTCGCTAACTCACCTTCTTTCTCAAGCATTAATGTCTTTTCAGAGAATCTTTTTTGAACAGTATCTATGTCCTTTAAAAGTTCCGAGTGACTTGCTTGTGGGAAAGTTATTTTAGCCCTTTCTATTATATTTAAGATAGTCATAAATGCATCCCTAATAAATCTTTGTACTCTTGCTTTACTGTTTCGTAAGTTAATTTCCAAGATTCAATTATACTTTTCGATCTGCTTATATTAACCGCTAGTTCATTTTGTTCTTTTTGGGTTCTTGCTGTATATTCTGCTATTTCTGTTTGTAAAATTGAAAGTCTAACCTGCACTTCATTGACATACCCATTACCAACTTCTAAATAAGTCTTCGCCCCTACGGAATATCCCATAGCCATGTCTACATCTTTTTGGGCTTCTTGCAGATAAATTGAGGCTGTACTTATATACCCCTGTAAAGTTTGTGCTATACCTTGAATAATTTGTAAGTAGCTTTGCCCCGTTTGAATATACCCAGATGCAGTTTTCATATAACCGTCACCACTTTGTGCATATCCTTGGGCTACACCTAAATACCCATTTGCTATTCTGGTATATTCACTTATTTGTTGTATTCGTGAATTTACCTCTCCTACATACGCTTGAACTTCTGCTAAATTAGTCTGAGCTTCTTTCAAATAAGCGTCACCAGTGCTTATTCTTTCTCTTGCTTCCAATAAATAAGCATTGCCGTTCTCTACTCTTTTACTTCCTATTTCTGTTTGTATGTTAGCTTTATCTAAATCAGATCCGTCAACCGCACTCGCACTGGCTGTATCTATATCAGTATTTACTAGATCAAACTCTATGTTAGCTAAATCAACTATTGCCGATATTTTATCATATTCTGTATTAGCCAAACCAACTGCTGTATTTATCCTTCCCGAAGCTGTAGTAATTGCCGTTAAAGCCGTATTTACGTTTGTCCCTAAATTAGTAGCTGCATTATCAAGGTCAGCATTTGCTAACGCTATTTCATCAGCCATCTTGTCAAGTTCGGTATTTGAAAGTCCAACTTCGGTAATGGCTTTCGCTATTTCAGCTTTTGCCAAAGTAATTTCGGCTGCCATCTTAGCAGCTTCGGCTTTAGCTAAATCAGTTTCGGTATTCGACGTAGTTATAGCAATTACACCTTTCGCAATTTCACCCGCTATTTTAGCCGTTTCGGTTACTGCGTTATCTACTTGAGTGTTAATCGCTGTTAAAGCAGTTACTATATCTGAATATTGATTGGGATATGCCGTAGCCCACGCAACATTATTTATATTCGCAGTAGTAGCACCTAAAGTCAAAGCATCCAATACTACCGCTTCGGCAGCCATCAGATTCTCAATAGTCCGTAACGAAGCACCTAGAACAACTCCTTTCTCTAACTCGCCGGGGAAACCACCGGATATACTTTCATCTGCGTTACCTACCGTTGGGTATGCTAAAGCCTGGGCGACACCCGCAGTTCCAGTACCTGCCGAATAAATTATCAACTTACCATTATCATACATAAACACGGGGTCTGTCGCCAAAGCATAATGAAGAGAACCGGAAGTAACTACTGCATTTTGTAAACCAGCATCTACTTTTCGGCATCGTATATTACCTGTGTGTACTCGTTCTTCTCCATATTGATTTTTGAGTACCTTTTTATTTGCCACACTCGTACCGGCTTCAGTAATCGTTACGTCTATTGCATACTTTTCTAATTTTTCATCAGGGAGTAAGTCTATAATTGTTCTCGCCTCTGCCGTCAATGCCGTGTCTAACATTGCCGTGTCGGTGACTGTTGCCGCTACTATGTCCTCTACCTGTGATTTATAAGTTGCCATTTTTACACCGTTTTAGCTGAGTAAGTCACCTTTACTGCTGCAGCATCTTGTGTGTCTGTCCCATCAGAGAATACTTGAAATCTATAATAAGGAGCGTTGTATAAAGTAGTATCACACCACGCCGTATCTGAATTCAATCCAGTCGGGTCAACCCCCAAACCAAGAATTGCATCAAGATCTTCCCATATTGGTACAGTAGCATCTATATCGTAACATGCTTGTAATTTTATATCTAAATCTCCATCTCCTGCACATACCTCAGTTACCGCCAGAGTCACTAAAAACTTTTGATTCGATATGTCATGCTCTATTGTAGATGATTCTATCGTAGTAACATTAGCCCCGGCACTATCCGGTAAAGTCAAAGACTCATAAGCCAGTACATAATCTCGATTTTTGCCCACTGTTCTTTCTGTCCATGCCATCGTATATATCCTTATATTAAAGGGGGCACAAAGCCCCCATTCTTATTGAATAATCATAAATCTACAAGTACCTGCTGTTAATGTACTTGCGCCATCTAATACAAAACCATAGTAAGGTACTGCTTGTCCTCTTACTAAATCGTCTGCATCATCGGCTATATTCAGATTAGGGTCAACTATCACCGACCCGATTGCACTCTCTACATCAGCAATTACATCAGGGTTCAGTAAGAATCCGTCTGTTACTGTCAATGTAGAAGTTGTTACGCTTAATGCAAAGTCGTCTGAATAACCACCATATATGTCAACGGGGAGAGTCGTGCCATCAAGAGCAGCCCCTTCCGTGTTGACTAACAGTGTGAATGATTTTGTTGTGTCAAGATTTTTAGGTGTTTTCAAAGTAGCTGAGTATTCTTCTGCTGTTGTTTGAACAACATCACAATACCAAACCACTCTCCCGTTTACAGTCCTGCCATCTGTCCATGCGCCTTGTGTTAAAGCCATCTTATCCTCCTATTGGATTATAATTCTTGACTGAGTTTTTATGTGAGTCATTCCGTTTCCCGCCTCTGTCCAGTACAAGTTCTTCTGTCCGTCATAAGCATTTTCTTTCAGAATATCTTGCATGAATACGGTTGATTTAAAGTCCATATAGTTTATATACCTGTCATCAAGTATCAGCATATAGTTGCCTCTCTCATACATCAATGAATCGGAAGGAGTCATTTCTAAGATTCCACTAGGTGTTCTAAGTGACGTGACAGACCATCCGAAAGTACTGTCTACTTTAGGTTCCTGTAACTGTACTATCCACTTATCTTTTGAATCTCGCGCGTAAAGCAGTTTCGACCAATAACTCATAGCCTGAGTGCCACAAATAGCCCGTAATGTTTGGTTGGGCGGTCTATACTGGAACAACTTTTCAGACATATCTACGAAATCAGCATATTTAAATGCCCCTTCGGTAATAGTCCATTTATTCTGGAACTGACCAGAAGTTGAACCGTAATCTTCAATCGCTCTGCAAATACCATAAGTTGATCTAATTACTCTACCTGTGTCACCAGTCAAAGCATCACCATCTGTGAATGTATCACCAGCATCAAGATTAGTCCCTGCCGGAGCCTGACCCCACATAAATGCTTTATCAATCGATAATTTATGTTCTTTCATTTTCAGAAGGTTATGACGTACAAGTTCGTTACTTGCGCCTCTCAAAGAAGAGCGAAGTATTGCACCTTCTAATTGAACGGAAGTTTTAAATGTCTGGACTTGACCCCATACTGCTGAAAGTTCTGTTGAACTTGCATCTGGCGCACTTGAACCATCTTCGTGTGCTTCACTCTGATATATAAACACATCATTGTCTACTGTCGAAATTGCTGTTCCACCTAAGTTTTTGAACTTAGCAGTAGTTGTTGATGTATCGTCTGTCAGTACAACTGTACCTTTATAAGTCGCTGTTTTAGGACTTGTGAGTACAGTAGAATCCCATACATCAAAAGTCTTATGAACGAACGAAGCGTCAATAGTTGTAGTAAGACCGAACCCCGTTACTCCGTCTATTGTTACTGCATCTGATTCAACCGAAGCCCCGCTAGATGCTGCGGCTATTGTTACACTCGATCCATTATTTACAATATAACGTCTCATGAAAGTGTTCTCATATTGGAATAGTTTAAATCTGGGGTCTGTCCCTAGCTTTACTCTATTCTTTAATGATAATGACAAGTATGGTGTGACTTCCTTGAATAACTCAGAAAACTCGTTCGGTTTGTAATAATAATCCCGACGATCCGCCTGTAATATCCCGGCACTCCCACCAGTTGCCAGATTTTTAACTGTTGCCTCTGCCATAATAATCTCCTAAATTCTTAAAGTTTTTGATAAGTTTAGTTGTTGTTCACCAAAACTTTTGGTTCCTGTTGTCTGTGGTAAACTTGCTCCCGGTGGGAGTGCCGACCCAGATCTTTCATTGCGCCTCATATATTCTAGTGTTTTTTTGTCAACTACCGGATTGACTTTACCCGATACTACTGCGTACATGGCTTCCAGGTTCTCTTTCTTTTTGAAAAACTCCGGGTCAAATACAGCTTTAACTATTGCGTCTGCTTTTATCGGATCGCCTATCAAGTTCGTGACCTCATTTATCGTATTTAATTGCTGTTGACGTTCGGCCTCTTCTTGCTGTTCAGTTTTATAATGATCAACTATTGGTTCATATTGTTTTGTGACTTTCTTAATTTCCCATTCCAACTTTTGGTCTATATATAAATCATTTTCGTCCTCGTATCTTGCGAGTTCCTGAGCCGCACGTCCATGTGGTTCTTGCAATGCCTCTAATTGCAGTTCTCTGTAATTAGCAGGTCTTTGCGGTTTTACAGGTGGCTTCAATTCTTCTTGAACTGGCTTTACCTGTGTCTGCATATTCATTCTTTCTTCTAATCGTATTCTGGCTTCACGTTCTTTCTGTAGTTCCTGTTGTGTTGACGTGAATTTACTTTGAAAGAACTTATAACTTTTCGGGTTGTCCACTTCACTTAATGGTATCTCCGATCCGTCTACTTCTACTATTTCCGGGTCTATTTCCGGTTCAACTTCTGGTTCCGGTTGTGCTTCTAGTTGAAGCTCTGTGTCCGTAGGTATATCATCCATCTTGTTATAAAATGTTATCCCTTCCGGTGCTACTGCTTCTTCACTTTGAACTTGCTCTTTTTGAGTGTCCATCTTTGTTCTCCTTACGATTCCCTATGGGTTGATCGCTTTTAGTTGCGGCTTCTTTCACCGCTTTGTCGATTTCATTATTTATTATTGGTGCTAACTGGTCAATCAACTGAGACTGACCAATTTTAGCGTATAGCTTATTATTTTGTTTTTTTACTTCTTCTTTAAGTTCAGCTATCGTTGTTTCCAATGACTTAATATTTGCTGCTAAACCAGTAGCTTCATTAAGTAATTGATCTTTGATTGCTTTTAAATCCATGTTACTCCTTCACGAATTTTTCGTAAATACTAAAATGCTCGTTAATTAGTTTTTTGCTTTTGTCAAGGTCTTTCAGAGACTCTATTATTATATCGGTAGCTTTTTCTCCGATTTCAATTTCTCGCTCTTCTTGTCCTTTTGCGTTCCAAACAATTTTGTCTGTTTGTTTTCCGTCTACAACATGAGGTTTGATTTCAAACTCTTTGAATTCTTCCTCTGAAGGAGATAAGACAGACTTTAGATTATTGAGAATTTTAAGTGTGGCAAAATTTCCCTCTTGAGGTAAAATCTTTAGAATTGTGAATCTTTCAAGCAAATTGAGTTTCATTGTTTCTCCTTATATTATGTTCCTGTACTTGAATAAACGTTAATATACCCGGTTGACCCATCTTGACATTTAACCAAGATTTGATTCTTGGCTGTTGTTGCTGCGCTAGTAATAGCCGCAACACAAGTCACCGCATCATCTAGGTCTGCAAAGAAGCCAACTGTTCCCCCGACTTTGATTGCGCTGGTTATTGTGCCTGCTGTATTTCTTACATAAAGCCCGTTGACCAAAGTACCACCTGCATCTACTTGATAACCTGAATCACATACCGAAGCTGCCTCAATAGCAATATGTGAACCTGCTGTCAAAGCAGTTGCGCAAGCGTTTGTTGAACTCCAACTTATATACAATCCAGATGCGCCAACAACGTCTGCGGCTCCCGAACCAACAATATTACCAGAACCATTTACTTTGCCGAAAAGAGCTGCAACGTGTGTCACTGTGGCTTCATAAGTTGATAAATAAACTGCTGATGTCATACCGTATATTTCAGCCGAAGTTGTTGTCCCTCCGCATGTTATTTTTGAATACATCCCATATACTACATCAGTAAATCCAGACGTATCAACATCACTTCTAATTCCCTGAATATATCCTCTAAGCCCTGCTGCCTCTGCATTAGTCCCTGTTTGTGTTATTGTACTTCTTATAGAGAATAAATCTATATCCGTCCCGGTATTAGTCGCACCATCATAATTGTAAGCTATTCTTATTGGTGTCATACTTTGGTTAGCTGTTGTTGTCGGGTTAATATAAATGCCTGAATTACTTCCTGCACCTGTTACACCGTCTATGAGAATACCAGTAGTTGACCCATTAATATCCACGCCGACTAAACAAGCACCCGATACGTTTAATCCTGCGGCTGAACATGCCGAACTTATCTCAATACCATCAACCGGAGTTGTACCTGAAATTTTAATACCATCTGTTAAACTTCCTGCGGTTATCGAAATACCAGTGGTTATTGCAGTAGCATCCAATAATATACCGGTAGTATATGTACCTGCGCCTGACATACTCATACCAGTACCAACCGTCATAGATGTTGCTACGGTCATTGATATGCCTTCTGTCTTGCTTGCAGTATAAGTCAATAAAATACCAGTAGTCGGGTCAGTTATTGATAAACCAGTAGTGGTTAATCCTGAAATACTTATCCCGCCCGTGCCCGTTAAACTCAGTCCTGCGGCTCCCGCCAAAACCAAATCATCTTCTGAAGCATCCCATAACATATAAGCACTTGCCGTGTCTCCAAAAAATGTCACATCATATCCTGTATCATTAACGCCTATCGTCAATGATCCGTCTGGGTTAGCTAAAAAGTTAGCAATTGTGCTTCCCTTTATTTCCCCGTTGTCGTCATATAAAAGAACATAATCGGTCGCCGTTGGTGCTGTTTCTATAATACTCTCACCGGGTCTGTGTAACCAATTCTCATATACTTCTTTCTTAGTTGCCATCGTTACTTTCCTCCATTATTATTTATTTTAATCTTTGCAGCCTTCTCTTCGCCTGCTAATCTTCCCATCATTCCTTTTACTTCGCCTTCTACTTTTCCCTTTAATCCACCCATATCAACTTGAAATTTAGATTTCTCTATCATTCTATCCGCGGTTTTAAGTTCTCTCTCTGCGGTCTGGGCATCACCTTCTAATTTCTTAATGTGCTCGCCCATCTGCTGAATTTGCTGTTGCATTTGTGCCATTGCGTCTTGTTTCTCGATTATCAATTCTACATCATCTATTTCCATAGCTCTTAAAATTGGCTCTCTTACTGTCAGGATTTGTCTATCCCATGCTTCCATGAGAATATCAAGTTTACCCCAGCGTAAAACTTCTTTCATACTGCCAGATACCATTTGGATATTATATCTAGTATCATAAGTATCATTAAAAATCTTCCCGTCTTCATCAACTCCATTAATAACCGCTTCTCTTTTCTTACCATGCTCCCCGGAAATCTTAAATGCTTTTCTTTCTGTATAGTATTCAGGAAGCATTTGGGAAACTACGTTACCTAACTCGTTAAGCATTGCTTCAATGTCTTTCCGGGTAGCTTCGGCTCTACGCATACGCATTTCATCTTGTGCTAATAAACCACCTTTAGTCGGGTGTGCCCCCTCTGGGCTGCCGTCGCTTGCTTCATAACTTCCCAGAACTCTTTGTATGTCGTACTTCAAATTTTTTATATATCTGAATAATTCATTAGCCAACTGTTGAGGATATAGTATAATCGGTTGTGCTCCTGGTAATTCAAAATCAACCTCAACTACCTCACATGATGGAGAGCTCATTTTCTTTTTGATATCTTCGAGGTCATGTGCTCCCTTACCGATAATAACCGTTACATTCGTGCTCCGTGAAGTGTGTTTGACTAACATGGACTGGAAGAATATTAACTGTTTGATATAGTCTTTTACTTTTCTGATATTGGAAGTAGGATATGGATTCCCAAGATGATTTAACATCATAGTCACTATTGGCTGTGTATCAAGTTTACCCATGATCTTATTCTGGACTTCACGCCCCGCAACCGAAAGAACTCTTTTAATTCTTATAGCTTTATATTTGATCCACTTAATCGCCCCTTCTTCTAAAAGCTGTCCGCATGTAGTTACCCTCAACTCATAAGTGCTGTTTTCTACCGAACCATCTTTTGTCGGAAGTTCTTCTAACCCCGGAGCCATTTCCATTTCTTTATTTTGGTTTAGAATATAATGGTACACTTCCCCAAACTGTTCTATAATCTGCATCTGTTGGTTTACTTCATCTTCCTGAGTTATGTATCTTGTAGAATTAGTAGTCGTTTCAATTACCGCAGGTCTTTGTTTGAATTCTTCGTATTCTTTTTCGGTAAAATTGTATTCTTGTTTTGAGTAAGGATCCCACACATTAAGCATCGGGATTAAAATCTTTGAATATCTATCAAGCACTTCGTATTTTTTATGGAATGTGTCTGCAATCCCAAAAGCTGTCTCTTGTGAACTATAATTAGAACCAGTAGGTTTATCGTCAGTCGCTTCACGTGCGTCCTTCAAATCTACTTCAGGGTATTGATCTTGTATCATTTCACCGGTCATTACCACACGAATGATTTTATGAACGGCATCCAAAGTAAGTGGGTCTGAGGAACTTGGGCTTATGTACAAATCAGTAGGATCAATTTCTTTTATAAATATTTCACCCCTTCCATTATCGGCATAAGGGTCATAATATGGCATCATTGCCATCATACCCTTAACTTCTCCATCTCTCACGGCGGTTTTAAGTCTTATATTACCATGGGATATATCCCAAATGTAAGCCATCAAATCAGCTACAAAACTCGCATCATTCGTATCATCATTCTCTCTGCCAGTAGCAGTCCATTTAGGTTGTTTACTTGTGAGTGCGGCAACTAATTGATCCACACAAGCAGTCGCTTCATAATCGGAAAGTGGTAGAAATTCATCAGATTTTATAGAGTTAGCTTCTTCTTTAGTAAATTGTGCGCCTGCATATAAACGGACATCCTCAGCCATTCTTAAACCATAGGCATCTCTCTCACCGGATTTAAGTTGTTCAAATATCCTCTCACTTTGAACTGTGTCCTTAGTGTAACCTTCCGGCACTTTCTCGTCTATTTCAGGGTCATACCCTTTTTCTAAATCATAAGCCATGTTTATGCCACCCCTATGTGTTCGAGAACCCAATCTTTAGGTTGTTCTCTTCTTACAAAAATCTCATTCTTTTTCTTAATTACGACAGTATGGTTCGGTGGATAAAGTCTTTTTGTTGCGTAATCAAATGCGTCTAAAGTGTCATCTTTCTTTCCTCTTGGGAATGATAAAAGTTCATCTATAAATGCTACATTATCTCTGTGAATCCAAACCTGTCTGCGATAAAAATAAGGATGCAGTCTCAGGAGTCTATCATTTTTTTTAGTCCTCGGTTTAAATCCATCTTCTTGTCCAAACCCCGGGACGTAACAATCTTCTCTCACCATTCTTTTCCGCACATCCTCTCTTACCCATTCTTGGAAAGCGGTTGTCTCAACCCCACCTCTACGAGGTCGTACTTCTTTTATCTTATCTATGATACCATCAGTAACTTCTGTGGGTGCCCCTCTTTTCCTAAAATAAGGCATACTCCATAATTCTTCGCTTTTATCATACCCAACTGGATGTGCTACTGTGAAATCTGCTGTTTGGCTTGTACTGGCAGCGGGATCAATCCCCAAGAATGTATTAACAGGAATTATTTCTTCTTTTTCTAGTTTCTCCCAATCGCCGAAATAATCTAATTTTTTATGAGTTACGTGTAAATAAACTAAATATTGCCCTTGTTCTTTTTTAACTTCGTGATAACCATCCCAAAACTTCATGTATTTTTTCTTGAAAGTTTGTTCTTCATCACCAATGATTTTACATTCATACTCAGAAGCGAATATACTTGGTGTCCCGGCTAATTCGTATGATTCTTCTCTTAATTTAAGTTTTTCATGTGGCCATAATTCAGGCCATAAGACTATTCCATTTTCTTTATCTATCCAACAACTATATTCTTTAGATGTCCATTCCGGCATAGTTTGTACTCTTATCACCATACAGAGTTCATTTTGTGGTGTCCCGATTATAAAGATTCTGCCCATATCTGCATCAACACCAGGCATGATTCCTTTTAATAGAATTGAGAAATTTGTGTCCATTGCTTCTTTTGTCTTAGTATTATTTGTATCTTCGGGATCATCTAATACCACAAAAGTAGGTCTTTGGTGTCCTCTTTTTAGTCCGATAATCTGTTGGCCTGTTCCTTTGCAAATTATAGCAGAACCATCTTTTAGGATAATTTCATCTTCTGTCCATTTCCTCGCTGTTTCTTTGCCCCAATTTCCAAATAACTCTCTAAATTCGTTCCCATAATTCAACAAATCCTTAATCGCCTGCAATCTGTCTTTAGCATGACCTTGTGTTTTAGAGATTATTACTATTACTTTTTGTCCGGGATCGAACATTAGATGGTGTACAGGTGCTGCTTCTGCAAGAAGTGAACTTTTTGCGTGATGTCGTGGGGCTATTATATTAACTAGTTTTTCATTTTTATCGTGATACAACTCAGCTAATTCATAATGGAAATCAGGGGAACGTTTATTAAAGGTTTTGGGCATAACTGTTTTACCAAAAAGAATTAAGTTCTTTCTAAGTTCTAACCTTATTTCGTTTCTCCTCTCCTCGGTCATACCCCGTTTCTGTTCCTGTTGTGAATTACATTATGATCTGTTGTTGTATGTTTTGGATGTCTGTGTGAATAACCGTCATAAAAGAAAGGATCGTTAACCATGTGGCTAAAAGTCGTTAATTGTGGGTGCATTTCCCCACCGCAATCGCAATATCTTTTCTCTCTCAATCTCTCATCTAATGCTTTAAGATTAAGCTTCCCATGATTACCAGTTATATCCGCAGTTGGGATTTTTAACTCTTTAACTATGCCACATTCTGTACACTTAAAATCTTTAATCATGTTACCCCATAAAAAAAGCCACGAAATCATGGGAATTGGATTATTTCCCTGTGAAATCGTGGCTTGCTTGATTTGCTAGCTCTATTTTATTGTTTCACGTGAAACGTGATTTGTTGAATTTCTCCTAGTTTACATAATGTCGGTTGCTACATACACAATTATTTTATTAATGTCAAGAACTTTCTGCTATCCTCCTGAATATAGGTGTTTTATAGTACCACCTGTTATAGTGCCATTGGATTGCACCTTGCCCCGAATTGGACTATCATTACCATAATTGAAATCAGAATAGCTTCTCAGGGTTGGGATAACCCTAATATCCCTCCCCTCTATAAAATCCCTTGTCTCTTTTCTCAGTTGTTGGAGGGTTGGGGATATTGGGTCTGTGTATTTGTCAAACTCATTAAAAAGATTCATGTAAGGTCTATGCTCATACGGATTATCAGAATATGATATTGTACGCGTTGCAGGATCAAAATAATAATAGTTTCTTCTTGTTTCAAACGTTGATCCAGTACATACCAAAGATTTTGCCAAATCAGAATCAAAAGCTATTCTTTGCGGTTTAATAAGTCCTGGTTTTTTCTTAAATAACTTTCGCCAGAATCGGGATATTGCGCCGCTTAAACGGTAATTCATTGCCACATCTATTAAGATAATGTCTATTAAGACAAATATTCCGAGAAATACTGTTCCAATGAGAGCTATAAGACTCATTATAATTCACCCTTCATTTTTACATTCACATCAGGGAGTTTTTTGCTGATCATGGAGTAAACTTCCTTTATGTCTTTGCTGTACTTGTCTATTTTACCTTCGAGTTTAGCAAAATATTCTGTCTGTAGTTTTAATTCTTTTTTCTGGAATTCACCTTCAAGGGTAACTCTTTGTCTTTCAGTTGATAATTTCTCTCTTTCTTGTTTGAGTTTAAATTGGTGTTCAATTTCTTCTTGCTCAAGTTTTTTCTGTTGCCTGACACTCGCTAATTCGTCACGAGTTCTGAGAATTTCTTTCTGCAAGCTTTCAAGTTCTCTCCCCTTGTCAAGTAAATCCTGAAATGTTTTAAGGGCTTTCTCTGAGTTTGCTTTAATTGCTGCCGTTACTGCTTTTTCGATTGTTTTGTCTAATAAATTTTTAAACATGTTTAGCTCCTTTTGCTTGGTTTATTAAATAATGGCAACCCATTATGGGTTAAGGTTAAGACATACTTTGTCTCTTCCCCGTTTATTGTCCAGGTGATCAGGACTTTATCACCTACTACCTTACCGGAAAGGTCTGCTTCAAGCCACCGTTCTTCCTGTAGGTCTTGGTTGTAAGTTCTTTTGCTTAGTTTGCAGTTAAATCCGTTCATCTCTGCACCTCAATACCGTGGATGTAAGTTCTACCATTTCCTTTCTGTACAATTCTGTTAAGTGGTGTATGTGGGAATTTCTTCTCGTAGGCGTTCACCTTGTCAAGTAACCGGCGTTTCTTTGAGAACATATCCCAACCTTTCTTGTAGGCTTCCATTGTTATTCCAGGGACACCTAATGCTTCGGCTTTTATTACAAAATCTTCGTAATTAAGCATTTTTTACCAAACTTGTGATTAAAGTTTTATTCAAATCTTTATAATACTCTAATTCCTTATCTTTTTCTTTAACTAATGCCTGTGAGACTATTCTTTCAGCGTTGTCAGCGTGATGTACAATTCCGGCTCCTGCCAATCCTTTTACAAAAGCTTCTAATATATCCTGACCATGTTCCCCCAATTCAAGCAAGGGAGTTTCTGGTACTGTGCCTTCTGGATATGAGTTCCTTGTCAAAAACCCATTAACAACAGTATAGTAATCACACCCGTCTACACCACTTGATAATAAAAAGATTTTTGTTGAGTTATTATAATATGGTCTTTCAATATATACTTTCCATCTCATTTCGCCCACCCAATTAGTTTCTTTATGAACTCGATGTCCCAAAGTATTCCACACTTCGGACACCAAATCGAAGTTTTATCCTTGCTTAGTTTTGTCCCACATTTGTTACAGTCCATTGTTCTCCGTCCCATGTTTTGTTATAGAGTTGTTTCATAATACACATTAGCCATAACTGCTCAAGAGAATAATTATCTATTTTTTCACAATCCATTAAATCAATATTCCCTCTCATATAACCGTTTAATTCTTCATCAATATAATCATGAAAGAATAAAAATTTTGCTATTGGTGTTGAACCGCTAGCCATCTCCTGCAACTGATCCTGTGTGAAAATAATTGTAACCCCATCTGTTGTGTCCGCATACCAAGCCCTGCCATCACAAAACCCAATCTTTATCTTATCTCTACGTTGTTTGTAGTCCCCAGTCGTAAAAGACCAACGCACACCATCGTGGTTTTTCTGTATCTCAACTGCCTTCTCGCACATCTTTATGTATTCTTTGGTGGTGTCCATTATTTCTTCACCTTCTCGTATCTGGGGTAACCGTCTTTTGATGGAGATTCTTTATATTCGATTCCAAGATAAGTCCCCATCTCTCGTATCCTAACTAATAAATTGGTGTATTGCTGTAATAAACAATCTTCTACATGCTCCTTTTTTGTCAGACGTTCGATCTCATAGATTAGATGATCTATATCGGACTTATTCTTAGTATAGATATAATAATCGAGTTCTTCTTGCTTATTAGCGTCAAATTTATAAACATTATCTCCCAAACGAAAAGTATTTGGGACAACACCTAGAGCTTGCAATGCCTTTACAAGTTCTTCAAATTCCCTTCTTAACTCTTTGTCTTTCATGCTTCCTCCTTTTGGTTGCTAAATTTTTTAAAAATTTTTTCAAAAGTGTTTTCCCGCCTTTTCCCTTATTCACGCTCCAAAAACGCAACTTCATTCAAAATCCCGAATCTTCATTCCTGCTGTTTTGCGCCGTTTTCCAACTTCTCCAAAAGTGGGGTTTCTCCACCACCGAAACACTTACTTCCGATACTCAGAACAAATAGAGATAAATTCTTGTATCGTCATTCGATCCTCATCCATGATTGCACTTAGTCTCTCGAAACAACTAGTACCTGCATTAATACTATTAAAAACTGCGCTCCTAGTCACCTGCGGGCTACCCTTATTCAACCACTTTAATGTGATTATACAACCATTTGTCGCTTTTTCAAGTTTTAGTTTTAACATTTTATACCTTTATCAATGTTCTGAAAACTGTTGCAGAATGCTAAAAACTGATGTGCGTGCTACCAGATGTACTCACTGTCGCACACGGAACACCACCCCTTGCCTGTCTCTTAATAGCCTTACCTATCTTCATTAACGCTAACCCAAACAACTCAGCCTCCTCTCGATAGTTATGGCTCCTTAACTCGTCTGTCACCACAAACGATTCCTTGAATATTTGACCCGAAACATTTACCTGGATAATGTGCCTATCGTATTGGATACCTGACGGTTTATTCGTTTCTGGGTCTATATTCTCAATGTCCCTCTCTAAAAAATATTCCACGCCCATCTTTACTGGCTCTTGGGCAACTTCGTAATATCTTATACCTACCATGCTTTAACCTCTAATTACTTTATGAAAAGTTATTGTAGACTGCGTGTGGGGGTTACATATCAGACCCCACCCCCTCCGATCCAGCCCCCTACCCCCTTAATCTCGTTAGAAAAGCTGTTTTGAATCAATGGGTTAGTAATACCCTTGCCTGTTGCCCGTTCGTTGCGTGTAGCCTCTCTGTGTGCGTTCTGTGATGTCGTGGGCTGTTGCTGTCACTGCCTGCCTTGTGTTAGTTTACATAGTGTGTGTGCTGTGTGTAACAATCACCTGTAAGTTCTACCTGCACGTGTAGGAGTTACCTGTGTGCTGTGCGTGCATGTTGCGTTTATACGCTAGTTTCGGGCTTTATGCTGTTGGTACGTTGTTTGTAGGTGTAGAGTAACAACTAAAGGAGCTTAACATGGCACGCAATAACAAATTCGAAGCTATCATCAACCAGATTCAAATTGATAACAAAGGAGAATTGAAAGAAATGTCGCTTCTCGAATATGCAAAAATGAATCTTGATGCTAATCGGTATTGGTTCTTCACAGCCGACACAGACGACACAAACGAACAATTGAATAACGATTTTATCGCATATATCGAGAAAAATTATAATGCCTAAATCATATTACAAAATTAAATATCATAAGGAGTAATTATTATGAGTTACAAGAACATCGTTTACATTTATTCAGCACAAGGCAAAACGTTTGCCAACACCACTGAAAGAATCAACCAACACGGATCACGCTTCTATTGTACTTACGACATTACTGGAAAGAATTGGAGTGAAGGCGATCAAATTGACAACTCCGAATTCGACAATCTTCCGTTGATGGCATCAACCGACAGTCCTTACAAGAAACCATTGAAGAAATTCAAAAGAGAGGTAACCAATGGCAAAAAGGAGCCTATAATGGAAATATCAGAAAGAATTGAACTGCAAGGTGTTTATTTTTCACAAAATAATTTAACATATTCGGCAGTTTATATTGATAGCGATAATGCGCATTACACACTCTCACAATATATTGACGAAATGCCCTCGCATCATGATGAAAATTTCGATAATATTAATGATTTAATAGGTGCAATGAAAGAAATTGCACCGCTAAAATTTTGGAGGAATAGAGAGAATGTCTAAAGCATATACGCCCCCGTCAAACCTGACAAGGCCCGGTCTACAGCCGTTGTGATTTGCTTTCAAAATGTCAATGAACTACTCTTTATCTTGAGAATTCCCCTCTATTTCTATCTTTCGCACTACCTTTATTTCTTTTTCAGCAGTATTATATGAGTCCTCAAGCTGTCCAGGCTCATAGTTCGTAGTCTGGGTAGCTGTCACCTTTGTCTTAGCTGGCATTTCGCCTAATAATTCTAAGTAGTCAAAAGCCAAATCTTTGAGGTCTTTCCCCTTTTTTGTCTCAATCATCAATTTTTCAGACGTTTTAAGCAGTTTTAAGGCGTGTTCTTTATCTATGCCTACATCTAGCAAGCTCTGGACAATGGCATTATCGATTCTTTTCTGCACTTCTTCTGTTTTCATAACTCTTTTCAGTCTCTTGGCTAGTATGTAAGTATTTATGTTGTAGCAATCTTTTGCAATCTTTAAGTAATCTTCTTTGTTTAGCTTCTTAGAGTTCTTATCAAGTATAATCTGAGCTGCCAGGGTAATAGCTTTTTGCATCCTCAGAGAGTTTATTTCCTTTCTGAGTGAAGCTGGGTATTTCTCCATAGTTCGTTCAAATCGCTGATCAACGTATATTTTTGTTTTATCTCTTTCATAGTGCATTGTTTATTCCTGATTTCCAGGCGTTCTTGATTAGTCTTTTATAGATCATTTCAATTGTTGGTTTCTTTCTTGTCTTCATTCCCTGGATGCCTCTATTTAACGTTTAGAGCCTTGTGGTGGCACTTTCTTTAGCCGGTTGATAGTTTGTATAGCTTTGTTTATTTCTTTGTACTTCCCGTCCAGTTCTTGCTGTTTTGTCCATAGTTGATTTAATGCTTTCTCCAAGTCATAGAGATTCGCTTTTATTTCTATTATCTTATTTTGGTTATCTTGGAATTCTGCCTTGATTTTATTTAATTCCGTTTGATAAGATACTATTTTTAAGCTGTCTTCATTAAATGGCGTTATTTCCCGATCATTCCCCCTTGTTTCAATTATTTCTTTTTGCGCCTGGATGCTTACGAATAGAAATAAGATTAATATTGCAATCTTCATATTTTAATATCCCCCCATGTCAACGACATACTAAGATTGTAGGCGATTATTTCGTCTCTTTTAGGGTCTTTAGGGTTGTGTTTTGTGGGGGGAATATGTGAAAGTTCTTCGAGAATTGCCTTGTTTAGACGCCTTGCACGTCTTTTGTTAAATCTATCAAGCTCCTTAAAAAGTCTTTCGTTGTGCACAATTTCCTCTTTTTGGTTTACATAATATAGTAAATTTAGACATTCTTGTCAAGTCTTTTTTTTATTTAGTTTACATAATATCGGCGACTTTTACCGCTTTTTTACCTTTCTACATGTAATAATTACTTGCAGTTTGTTTTGTTAATCCCATTTCTTTTGTTTTTGGCTTGTTTTCTCATTATTCTGTTTGGCACATGCTTTGAGTCATAAAAGCAACAATAAACAACGGAGTTGAAATGGAACGGATTATTAGAATTATACCGGCACTTGCCATGTTAACAGCGCAAATATGTTTACTTATTTATATAATTATTTTATTAATTCAAAATTGAGGTATGAAATGAAACTCACAAACAAAAACTTAGAAGCATTAAAAGGTAACAATTCACTAAAAGATTATTGTCTTGACTACCTTTTAGATATACCCGGAGAAGAAAGAGATACGCTTATTCAGGATTTATTGTCTTATGGATGCATTTCGGGTATGGTTTCCGGTTTAATTTATTATCCCGAAACAATTAAATTTGCCGATGAATACCAAGATGAAATATGGGACTTGGCAAGCGAGCAAATGGCATCACTTGGAGAAACAAACAACATTCTACAATTTTTCGCTAGTCTCAACGGTTCAAAAGATGTAGGGAGTATGGAACAATTCAAAAATCTTTTAGCCTGGTATGGCTTTGAAGAAATGACCCGTATTATTTACGAGCAAGATTTACAAAACGAATTATGACAATATCATATTTTAGAATTAAAAACAGATAGAAGGTGCAAAATGACAAAAGTTAAGTTTTTAATCGGAAAGGACGGGGAAGTCTTGGCATATTTCCCCTTTGAGGATTACTCTTTCCCTTTGTACGGGCATTCAATGAAAACGTGCTACCAACATATCGGGCAACATTCTTCTTGCTCGCCTCAGTACGTTAGAGGACTAAAGAGAGCTGATCCGTTCAAATATATGCCATTGCTCAAAGAGTTACAGAGCCAGGGTTATGATAAGTTACACGTTTTATAAACTAGGAGTAAGCAATGTTAAAAATACAATCTAAGAAATATTTTCACTACGCACACAAAAAAGGCGGGCTTAGATTCAACATCCCCGCCGAAACCGAAGCACGCGCCCAACTTTGGATCAAAGAACTGGGCTTCCATCATACAGAGTTTGAGTTTCTCGGAATTTCCGAAAACGAGAAAGAGTATGATTTTTATTCACAAAAAAACTAAAAGACTAATTAACTAAGGAGTAATGAAATGAAACATCACAAAATAAAGATAATAAGAGACCGTGCGAACGGATTACATTATTGGGCAGTGCATACCAAAGATTTCATTATTGAATCGAAAAAGAACTATGTTAAAGCTCATACTTGCGAATTAAAATGTCTTGGATTTATCATGACACTGGACAAACTAGATACATTTCAGATATTTACATCCGACATAGAGTATATAAATTCATAAACTAAGGAGTAATACCATGTTTAACGTATTTGTTTCAGAAAAAGCAAGAGACGGGCGAAAAGGGTTTGTTTGTCTCTTCCGTGTTGATCTTCTAAAGATAGAAGAGATTAGAAAAGAATACCCGAAGGAAATTTTTGATGTTCATTCGGAGAACACCTATACTACCGACATCCGCATAATTAGAAACAAAGGTCTGCTTTACTAACACCAAGGGAGCTAAACACTCCCTTTTTTATTCTGCTTAACTGTATGTTGCTTGCTGGCAAAGTATAACTTAACGGCATCATGTCCACAATTACATTGCCTACCATAATTAGCTTTACAATCAACATCATGACTACCACCGTCTCTCATTTGTAATAATGCAATTAACTTTTCGTTTTCTTTCGCAAGTAATACCCGAGAAATGACTTTGGTATCAAAACATAATTTACAATAAATTATTTCATTGCCATCTGTATATGTTTCTGCACCACATCCGGCACACTTTATTCTACTACTCACTTTCTTTCCTCCAAATGTTTTATGTAAGCAATCAGATTTTTAATTATTTTTAGAACTGCTTCGTCTTCATCTTCATTATTCGCATCCTGGACTATTTCATGCTCTTCAAATGTGACCGGATAAACTAAAAAATCATTGTGCTTTTTTGCAGTGAAAGACCGGGTAAAGTGATGAGGTATTTTCCCCTGGTTACGGATAAAGTTCAATATGCCTTCGTGTCTTTCTACCGGGAGTTGGTGTTTGAGCATTTTTCGTATCATAAGTTATCAACCATTAAAACAATCTTATCCCAAATCTGGGTATAATTATTCTCGGTAGCAAGCCATACGAATACTTTCGGATTCGCTTTCTCGGCTTTCTTTAGCGCTTCATATACTTTTTTTTGGGCATCAGATAACTTATTATCTTTTCTTATCTTGACTTCGACATAATGAATATACCCATGTCCAGCTACAAAGATATCAAGTTTCCCTTTGACACCTCTTGTAGTGCGGCTTTTTGTACCGGAATTTTTGACTACAAAACCTATTGTTTCGAGAAGTTTAAACTTATCAGCAACGTCACCTTTTGTTACGTTCTCAGGGAGTATCTTTTTTAGTTTCATTTTCCTGTCTAGCTCTATACGTGCCATTTATTCCTCCTTTAATAAGGATACAGCATTTTTCTGAATTGATCGACAACCTTATCCACCTCCGTGGAGTCAAGGTTATCTCTGTCTTTCCAAATGTCAATAAATTTGTTTTCTGTAATCTCGATCAAGGCTTCGAATATTTGGTAATTCCAAGCCTTTAGTTCACGCCAATCCCACTTTACTGTTTCCGCAACCGGCTGAGGATCGCCTTTGCTAACTAAGTTTTCAACGGGATTTGCTAACATTCCCCACATTTCTAAAATGCAAATCACACCGAAAGTATCATTGTTAATATTTTTTTCTTTAATATAAGTATCAACTTTTTCTGCTAATTTCCTTCTTTCACTAAACAACATATTTGCCTCTATTTAATTTTGTTATTTGTTATCGCAAACCCGTTAAAACCAGCTCCATTATGCCGACGCTTCGATTCTTTCTACTTTGTCTAATAATTGATATATCTCTGCTGCTTTTTCTTGTATCGGTTTTACTTGATGAGTGCTCCATCCGCCCGTTCTGCTTTCGTCAGCCCACTTGTTAAGTTGTTTGGCTAAAGAGCGCAACATAACAAGCGGTTCAAGCAGATTGCTAACAATCTTGTTTGTTTCCTCATAATCGTAGGCTGGGATTAAACCACTACAATCATTATGCTGATGTTGCCTTGCTGCTGGCAATAAAATTTTTTTTGCTTTCTCTAAGTCCATTTTTTACTCCAATTTAAGTTTATAAAAATTTGTGCGCCGCCGGTTAAAAACCACGCCGTTATTCCTCCGTTGCTAGTGGTGCGCTTCTGATTAGTGATTTAATGTCCTTTATGAAATCTTCATATTCGGTTCCCTTTTCATCTTCCAAGAAATTAGCACATTGCTCCCTTTGCGTTTTGCACATATCCGCAGCGTATTTTTTGGCTAAAGAAACAACATCTGAAACACTTAACTTTATAGGATTTATCACTGCAAAATGTTTTTCTTGCACTAGATTTGATCTTTTAAGTAGTTCTTCTTTTAGGTTCATTCTATACTCATAAGTTTTGATTTAATCAGATTACAAGCGAATATTTCACCCCTTTCCGACTTTTTGTCGAATACTTCCATTGTTTCGTTAATAGCGTTTATGCACTCCTTTATGGAATTGGTACGCACCGATACCATTGATCCCTTGATAATTTCAATCCGTTTTATCCAATACTCTGTCTTTGTTGACTTATCGACAGAATATTTATTCCCTAACTCAAACAGTTGTGATGAGCATTCCTCAGCATAATTTGTGAGTGTTTTTAGTTCCCCGCCCAACTTACACCCCCTCAAACTTAACTTTCATTCCACACGTTTCAAAATCGCTTGGTTGAGTCTCACACTCAATATATACTCCAAACTCATCATCAGTTAACTCAAACGATGTGTTTTTCTTAAACGCATACTTAGCAACATCCGTCTTTAAGTCTTCGCTTAACCAAGTATCGTTTAACTCAGTTATTATTTTGTAGATTGCCATTACTCCCTCCACTTTAATACTGTTTGAAGTCCTATAATATTTGGTATATTCATTTGTTGTCCTCCATCCTTTGTTCGTAGTCTTCAACTTCTTTTCTTGTTCCAAAATAATATATATTTATTCCCTCAGATCTAAATTCACACTCAATGTCATAAAGGTAATTGGCGTGTGTTATGTCAGAGATGACTATTCCGTCCGCGTAAATTTTATCGCAATGTTCACAACATTTATGATAATTTCTAAAAATACGTTTTCCCACTCTGTCAATAAACCATTGTTTACGCTTCATTTCCTCCTCCAAAGTTTATGTTATTTACCTTCCATACTTTTTAATTTTAATAAATTTGTTGCTGCAAATTTTGTCATATCGCCTTTACATTCTGTTGAACATATATATAAAAGTGGTTTCCCGTTGTCTTGATCTTTATAACTCCCGAACCATTCCCAATTATTATCCCAATTCCCGACTTTACCACAAATATCACATTTATAAAGTCTCTTATTATTTATTTTTATTTCATCCATCCGAATTTCAAAGTTTATGTTATTCCTCATCAAATAATTTTCTATTCATCAATTTTATATTTATTAAATAGCTTATCTGTCCATTCGCTTAGTTGATATTGTATCTTTTTTAGTTTACCTTCATCAATAATATTTTCATCTTCCATAATCAGAACATCCCTCAGTAATGATTGCGCCGTCTGAATTCTAACTCGGTTACTAATATTTATGTAGTACTCTTCCTTCATTGCTTCCTCCAAAGTTGTAAGTTATATTTTTCTTGATATTCTTTCAATACAAATCTTGGTTTACTTAGCCCCGTATTTATAGCCACATAGTCATGCATATCTACAAGTCTTTCATGTACTAATTTTGTTAGTTCTCTATATTCGTAAACTTTGACCTTTTTATCGAACAGAATGAAGTTTGCTATGTTTGGGAGCTTGTCCCATCCTTCATAGGTATCCCTTACATGGTTAACAGCATCTTTCATTCTTTCATCCGTGAATCCGTTATCAGCAAAAGCATTTTTAAGCTCCTCAATCATAGGCTCCGGGAATTTAGGAAATATATTAAATATCCTTTTTGCCTGTTCAACCAAAACAAATTTTGTCAGTTTACCCTTATAAACAGAAATCTCACTTGTATCTGTCGTCTTTAAGGATTGACTCTGAGAATTTTCTGAGTCCCAATTCTGTAATGACTGGCTTAGATGTTCCATTTTTACCTTCTATTATTTCGTCATTCCAAGATTTATTATTAAGATATGCTTCGGGGTTCTTTCTGTATTGCTTATCAGGTGTTGCTTTTTTATAAAGTTCAACATGAGAAAGAATTTTTATCTTTGTTTCTTCTTTAAGTTTATCCCATTTCTTTTCTAACTTATCCTTTTTACCGACCTTCTTTTCATAAGCATTCCAAAAAATATCAAAGCTAATTTTATCATTATCTTTTTCTTTATCTTTTTCTTTATCTTTTTCTTTATCTTTTTCTTTATCCCTTTGTATAGTCTTTGTATAGTCTATCCATAGACTATGTTTTTTAAGGAGAGAAATATAAGATTGATGTGGTTTATTAGTAACTTTACTTTCGTCTAAGCATCCATATTGGAAATAACAAAAGTTTTTTATCCACCATTTTTTATTATTAAATACCTTAATCCTATCTCCAAGATGTTCTAAAATTTCATCTTGGTTTAATTCACATCCAATCACAAAAGAAGCGAGTTCAATATCTTCTTCCCAGACCCCTACTGGGTCACAATTCATAAACAAATAAATCCAGAATAGTTTTACTTCAATAGGTAGTTTTCTAAACCATTTATTGTTTGTGAATATAGTAGTTTCCAAAAATCGTTTAGCCATTATTATCCTGTTTTGCAATTTTGTAAAATTATAAACAAAAAAATATCAGTTGACAAACAATCTATATCTGTCTTTAAGTCGCTTAATTTCCTCAGCTCTAAAATCAAGGTTCTTTCCAAGTCGGTAGTCTATCAACTGCCTACTAATTTTCATTGTCTTTGATATAGCTGTTTTTGAAACACCCAAATCAATTAGTTTCACAATGATATTTTTTACATTTTCCATGTATTTAATATATAGCCTATTTTGCTTATATGCAAGTTTTATTTTAACGATTCTATAAATGCAAGTTATTTAATTCTATAATCCCCGTCATACTCATACTCAATCCCAGCATGGTCAAACATTTTTTCAAGATCAAGCGGGCACAAACAATCATCATCATGTACATTAACATAACCAGGGGCGGGTATTAGCTCCAAGTATGGGAATTCTTCTTTGAGTTCTTTTACTGTCTCTATGACTTTGTATTTACCTATGAATATTAGGCTACACATTATCTTACCTTTTTCTTCATTGTTTGTCTCGTGAGTTTGGTTCAAGAACTTTGAACCCAATTACCCATACCCACGGGTTAACGTCCCACCCGTAACCACGTTTTCCATTTATTGAGTTCCAAAGATTTTTGAATCTGTTTATACCATAATTCTTTTCTACAAATTGAGTGCTATAAATAAAACCGCCGTCATGACAAGCATCATCTTCCGTTATATCATTCAGCCGTTCAACTCGTATATTTATAACCTCTAAAAGTATTCGAGAAAATTCTCTATACATGAATATCGACGGTTTCCATTTCGGGAATATTGATGGATCTTCTTCTGTTGCACGATAATAGATTGGTGTTTCGTTACAACCAATGGTATCAAATGCACCTGGGATATTATCACACCACCACGTTTCCTTAACCCATAATCTGTCACCCGGTTTACCGAACGGACATTGTATTACCAGAAAGCCTTCATCAAGATATTCAGCGCATGCTATTTTAATTCCATCATCCCCGGACATTTGATATAAATCTTCTGTCTCTCCAGGTTCACCATCACATCTACCTGATAAAAATTCTATAGCATCCAAAGATTTCCCCTTCACAACTCTCCGAGTTTGTGTTTTTCTTCCTTCGAGAATAGCCTGTATCATTTCACCGCTGAATAAAATCGGATGTTCTTTCATAGCTTTCTCCTATCTATAAAAATAGAAACCCCCAAACATACCAGTAGGTTGCGAAACCAACCATAGCCGAAACTATTGGGGGGTACTGGCATGGATGAGGGACTTTATTTTTTGTTTTAGTTTTCATTGTGTTTCGAACTATTTAGTTAGTTGATTTCGCACTTCAAAAATACAAAACATATATGTTAGTTGCAAGTTATTTCTTTCAACAAACCATCTATCCATTTTAATAATTCTGTTTTAGTTCTGAGATAAAATTTCTTTTTGTAAATTACGTGCAACTTTCGGAACATGAAACATGTTATCTGAAAATTATGTCTTTCGATTTTATCCGTTTTCTTAATTTTAATATTTAGGCTTATGCTTTCTATCATAACTTATTTATATAAAAATACTTGTGAACATTTCATAAGAATTTTGTCGGCTTAATCATATGTTATTTGGAATTTTTGCTACCATCCGTGATGTTTATCAAATATATCGTCTAAGGTATTTAAGGCTCTTTGTTCGTTCCCCTCTACTTTGTATATTTTCCCACTTTCACAAGTTGGTCTATCAACAGTTTTCCAAATTTCAAATTGTTCTCTCAATTTCGTTAATGATTTTTTACTACGCCTTTCTTGTAATTTCCTTTTGATAATGTTCATTTTTCTAATCTCCTATGTTTTATCGCAAAAATCACCGCTGAGAAACGCTCAAATAACCAGTCATTCAAGAGGAATGGTTATTGTTATCGGCTAAATTTTTATATTTTTCGTCCAACTTCCTTTTCTTTTTTCTTAGGTTTATATAATTCTGAGAATGTTTCTTTTTTGTTTTTATAAGTTTTATCTCAATATCTTTCCCATTACATATAAATATTCTTTTCATTTCCACCATCCTCTTAATTCCAACGCCGTTATACCGTAAAATTGCTAAGTTTTTCTTTGAGTTCTTGAAACTTTATGAATATAGACTGTATTTCTTCTCCCTTTGCAATATTAGCCGTGTTTTTGTCAAGAGAAGCATACCCGCCATATTTTTGCCTCAAATAATCTTCAAATTTGTCCAATTCTTCCGCAATTTTCGGCATAACAATTCGCTCAGCCGGTAAACTTTCAAATATTATTACTTTTGCATCTGAATATTCATTTATACAGTTGTTACCGTATCCATTCATTGCATTTATTACTTTATATTCATCATCAATTAAATCTATCATTACCATTAGGCTACCGTAAAAATCAACATTAAACGGGGTGTCAATTGATTCAATATCTTTAATGTTTTCATTCACCTTTATTGCATACATTTTTAACCTCCTTTTTTATTTCCGTTTCCGGTTAGCTCAGTAGCCGTTA